GGTGTCGTTGCGGATGGCCTGCATCGAGCCCGAGCGGTCGAGAATGATCGTGATATCGGTTTCGTCTTTCATGGCGTTACCCCTCTTCTTTCTTGTGTTGCACGTGACCGCTTTGGCTCCCGCTCATTTTCCTTGTTCCCTTTTTCGCGCGTTGACCGCTCTTTCGGTGGAGCCGAGATGCCACCTGCACGGCGTCGAGAAAGGCGGTGAGGAGCAACTCGCAACGAGCGAGGCGCCAGCCCAATGCGTTCAGCTGGCGCCTCTTCAGATTGCGCCTTGCCAATTCAAGCTGCCTCGCCAATTCGGCAAGTACGTAGCCCGTGGTCGTGGTCACCTCGACGATCATCGTTGCACTCCCCTCAGGCGCCGAAGGTGTTTGAGCCCCTGGTCGTGGACGTAGAAGCGTTTCATGGCGAGCCCTCGAGTGCTGCGCGCAATGCGCAGAGCACGCGGGTCTCAGCCGAAAGGCTGCGGTCGCTACCTTGAATGTAAGCGTTGGCGCTACGGCACGCCTCGCGAAGCCTGAGGCACTCCTTGGCCAGATCGCCGACGACCTCTTCGGCAACTGGATCGCTGAAGAGCGAAGCGCACGCGATGCAGCGCTTCAGGTAGTCGTCGGTCAGCGTCGTCATTGCGTCGTCTCCCGGCGCGTGAGCCGCCGAAGCTCGTCCATGGCCGTGTAGATGAGCGCGTCGGCGAGCTCTTCGCCGCGCTCCTTTCGATAGTCGCGAGGGTCATTCTCTACGTGGAGAAGGCCGTACGCGGTCTGCCCGGCGTGAAGACGCCGGGCGAGAAGGCCGAGCACCACGAGCTCCTCATAGCCGAGCTCGTGGATGATTTTTTCGAGCGCGCGCTCGGCCGCAAGATGCGCGACGCGCTCGTCAGCGGTAGGACACCCTCTGCGGGCGGGGATCGTCATCGGGGCCCTTCTTTCTCGCCGACATCACGGCCGAGCAGCGCTTCGAGCTTCGCGAGCAGCTGCGCGACGCGGATGACGGACCAGATGCAGAGGCCCGTGCACACAATGCACGCGACGCCCCAGCCAGCGCCAGCGCTCACGGTCGGCCTCCTTCCGCAAGCTCACTCGGCCTGAGAAGGTCGAGCAAAACGGACCGGCGGTTCATCTGCCTGATGAGGCTCGGGTGGTAGATGATGCCGAGCCTGTCGGGCAGGACGGGCAGCTTGCGCCAGACAGCGAACGTGCCGAGGTACGGGGCCTCCGCGCGGGTGTGCACCTTGCCGTAGAGGCAGGCGTCTCGGCTAAGCGAGCGCTCGACGGCGCGCCGGATCGTGCGCACGGCCCGGCGGTGACGGCGGCGGCGCGGGTTCACGGCCGGCCCCCTTCGGGAAGCTCGGTCGGGCGCCATTGCAGATGGCGGCGCCGCGCCATGACGCCGTCGCCGACGAAGCAGCAGTCGTGAAGCCCGCAGGCGTGGTTCTCTTCGCCGCAGGTTTCGTCCGACGCGCAGCAGCCGCCGGTCTTCGGACAGGCGTGGTAGACGCGCCCGCAGGGAAGGCCCGGCTCGGGCGTGATGGGGGTCGGATCGTTCCACCCGGGCGTGCAGGTGAGCGAGACGCAAAGACAAAGCGCCGTGATCCACACAAGGACGGTCGTGAGCGTGGCGAAAAGAGCGATGGGAAGTCCCCCGATGATTTTCATGTGTTCTTCTCCCACTGCACGCAGCCAAAATTCGGCATGGCGCGGAGGTTGGCCCACTTGCCGCTAGGGTGTTCGCCGGTAGCGAACGCGAGCGTTCGCTTGCCCTCGGGCGCCGACCAACCGTTTACGTTTTGCGCGAGCAGGCAGTTGCCGACGCCAAGGCCCTCGGCGTCGAGCCTGTCCCAGTGCCTGCACCGACAGCAAAGGCCGGTCATGTGCCGGCTCCGGCCTCGTAGACGTTGAACACGGTACCCTCGGCGATCTCGACCGCTTCGCCGGGCCGGAGCTCGCCGCTCATGCCGTTCGCAGCATTCAAAAAATGCACGGCGTGGGGCCGGTCGACCTTGCCGTTTTTGGCGATGCGCTGGACCATCTCGTACGAGATCGCGGTCGCGTCGACCTCGACCTGGGCGCCGTTCACGGTGATTTTCATGTCTCCCTTTCCCTGCCCCAGCGGTAAACGGCTTCGCGCGCGAGCGCGGCCATGTGGGGGCTTCGCTTTTCATCGATGAGGCCGCGGATTTGCCGGACGAGATCGCGCGCGTCGTCACGCTCCTTTTCGACGGCGTCGACGTGCGTGAACAGCTCCTCGAGCTGCTGGCGGTCGAGGCCGAGGCGACGACGGAGCTCGAGGACTCGCGCGGGACGGAGGCGGTTCATGGTCCGAACCTCCGCGCCGCATTTCGCTTGAGGTCGATGCCACGGTCCCAGCAAGCGACAACTTCGCGCGCCATCTTTTCGGCGGTCACGCAGAGGCCCCCGTTGATGGCCGCGAGGACTTGCCGGACAAGCTCGCGCGCCTCGTCGCGCTCTTGCTTGGTTTCGGCAAGCTCTCGCGCGGAGAGCCTGTCGTCGATGGAGGAAGGAGCGCGCGGCGCGTCGGCAGGAGGGTTATTGCCCGCCGGCTCTCCGCGCGCTCCTTCCTCCACCACGTGAAGCTCGGCGCAGTGGACAAGCGCCTCATCGCGTTCTTGCTCGACGGCGAGAATGTGGCCCATGAGCTCGTCGGCGTAGATGCCCTTGCCGCCGTGGCCGTTCCACCAGGCTTGGATCTCCGCGAGGCGCCCGGGCGGGAGCTTCTTCGGCCCTCCCTCAAAGTGCCGCCACGGCTCGGTCGACGTCTCGTCCTTCCGGCGCAAGATAGCCGCAAGCTCTTCCTTGCTCGGCCGACTACTGCCCCTATCGCGAAACTCGTTGCAATCGCAGAGTTGGCAGGGAGCGGCCGGGGGAAAGTAGTGCTCGATCGACGGGTGCCCACAGACGCAGGGGATCATGGGTTTTCCTCACAAAGCTCGAGCGTGTTGAAAAGGGGCTGATCGCCAACGATGCGGGCTTTCGCGATCACGACCGAGTCCGGATCGAGCTCGATGCCGATGAACCGAAACCCCTCGGCCGAGCACGCGACGCCGGTCGAGCCCGAGCCCGCGAACATGTCGAGCACGACGCCGCCGGGCGGAGTGATGAGCTTGCAAAGCCAGCGCATGAGGTCTGTCGACTTCACGGTCGGGTGCGTGTTGCGGCGTCCACCCTTGCGCCCCGCGCCCGCACGCGGCGAGTTGAGGCCGTCCGTGCCGTCGGTGCGGCCGGTAAGCTCGCCGCCGCTTTTCACGGGCAGGTGCTCGCACCCGCGCTCGCGGTCCGCCCTGTCAGCCTTGGCGGTGTAGAAGAACGGAGGGAACGTCGTGAAGTACCGCGATGCGCCACCTTCGTCGCCGGCGAATTGCGTTGGCTCGCGGTTCGGTCCGAGCCCGCCATCATGCATACTCGAGCTACGATCGCTCGTCGCATTCTGTCCGCCGTTACGTGTCACGCCGCTTTGCTCGTCGAGCAAACGCACGGGGCAATTTTCTACACACTCCCAATCGGCCACCGTCTCCGTGCCGTCGGCGTCGGCGTGGTGCACAGGCGACGTCTCCTTGCCGGTGAAAAGCGACGGGGGACGGTTGTCGTTCCACGCGGGGGCGGCTTTCACTTTCTTGTTGCCGACGCGCTGGCAATTTTCAGAGTGAGAGAGCAGAAGATGAGAAGGCCACCGGCCCGCTTCGGTGACGTCGCTCGCTCCCGACAAGTCACTCGAATTTTTCCACGAATTGTCCATCGATCCGCCGCGCGCTTTGATGGCGTTGACGCCTGCAGCGTGGGCAGCGAAGTCAGCGGCGGAAGCGTGCTCGACGCGGCAGGCGTCGATATTCATCGCGCCCGTGCCGTGCTCGCGCACCGTCTCGACGATCGTGCCCTCGCGCGGCTTGCGAATGAGCCACCAATCCTCGACGGCAGGTTTCAGCGCGGTGCCGTAGCCGGCGCGGTGCTCCTTCATCCAATCGATGAGCGCGTACGCTTCCGGATCGATGTTCGGATAGGGGCGCCCGGCCTGGATCTGCGCCGAAATGGGGTTGACTGATTTTGGAAATCCCGAGCCGAACACGTGTGATTTGCGATCGGCGATTTCGAAGCCAGCATTCTCGAGCGCGTAGGCGGTCCAGTGCGACGTGCGCGGAAGCGCCCAAACCAAACCGTGCGCGCCCGGCTTCATCACCCGGTAGGCTTCCCTCATCCGCTCTTCGAGCCACGCGACCCATTGGTCGCGTCCGCCCCGGTCGTGGTCCCATTTCTTATTCATGAAGGCGATGCCCGCCGGGGGATCCGTCACGAGCGCGTCGACCGACGCGTCGGGCATCGTCCGAAGAACGTCGAGGCCGTCGCCTTGCTCGACGACGAAGCGCGCGCGCCCTTCGAGCACGTCGGCGATGCTCATTTGCCGGTTCCTCGCTTTCGGTGCTGGGCGGCGTTCGGGCAAGAGACAAAATGCGCCCGGTAGCCCATCTCGAGCGCCTTCGCGTGCACGCGCGCAACGGGGCGGTCGAAGAACGCGGACAGAAGCTCGATGTTGCCGCCCTTGACGGGCTCCGGATCGAGCGGCATGGGCTTGCCAGCTTCGGAGCTCGCCCAAAGGATCTTGGCGTGGCAGCTCGAGCACTCAGCGGGCACGGGCACGGGCCGCCTCCTCCCTTTCGACGCGCGCTTTCAGCTTACAGGCTTCGCAGGAAGCCCCCAGAATGATGATCCCCCGCGGGCACGTGACACAGAGGCCCGCGGCAATCCTGCGTTTGCGCCTCTCGCGCTGGTACTCGGCGTCGCCCGTTTTCATGGCGTCCCTCCTCCTTGCAAACCGGGTTCGAATTTCAGCGCGCACCAGCGGTCGGCGTCGGCCAGGGGCATGAGCAACCCGCGCGAGCTCGGCGTCTCGATGCTCCGAAAGCGGCACGGGCGCTGGCGCGCAAATTCACAGAGCAGCTTTTTCGACAAGATCCAAAACGTGGTCTCATCGCCGATGACGTAGAGCCACGAGTTGTCCTGGCGGTAGATGCCGGACTCGTAGATGCCCACGTCGTTCGGGTGACGCTTCTCGTGCGTCTCGAGATAGAGGTTTCCGGTCACGCGGAATTTGCCGTCCCGTTTCACTTCGGCGCCGAGCTTGTTCTCCCCACTGCGACCGCGCTCTTTGGAAACGTAGGTGACGAGCACGATGCCGTGCTCGTAGAGCACGTCGGTCACGTAGTCCTGATAGCGCAGGCCCTCTTCGAGCTTCTCTTGGTAGTAGCCGTTGTCGTAGGCGCGGATCGACGCCGCGCGGTCGCCGTAACCGTCGTCGTGGCCCGCGCAGATCACGCCGCACCTCGCAGCGGCGCCGGATCGAGCCAGTGGGTACGGAGGCGGTACTCCGCCACGATCCAGCCAAAGTCGGCGGTCGGCGTGTAGAAAACAACGCCAGGCGGGGGCCAGCGAACGGCGTCGATGCCCGTCGGCAGCCAGCGGAGCGAGCACGCGCCGTCGGAGAACTGAACGCCCTCGGCGACCGGCTCCGTGTCGACTTCGAAAAGAAGATGAAAGCGCCTCATGTGGCCTCCGGATCGGTGTCTCGCGAGAGCCGCAGGCGCTCGCCCTCGCGAATGGCGGTGATCATCTGCGCGCAGCGCAGAACGAGAAACTCGCGCGGCGGCTTATCGCCCGCCGCGTAAAAGCGCTCGACGGTCTGCACGACCGACTCCGCGAGCCAGTCGGCCGTCATGTTCGAGGCGAGCACGGCGAGCATTTCGTCGAGAGACGGGTGGTCGCTCATGATTTCCCGGCTCTCACTTTGCGGGCCCACGTGTGCGCGCCCTGAACCGCTTGCGCGACCGCGCCGCCGCCTCCGCCGTCCTGCAGGAGCTTCCAGCGAAGAAGGCCGCGGAGCAGGGCATCCGCCTCGAGGTCTGTGATGAGGACCACGTCTTGGTCGTCCTCACAGTCCGTGAGGCGCGAAGGGCCGTCCTCCCGAAACTGAAGCCGGATCGTGGGCCGTTCGTTGTAGAGCAAATCGCCGTCATTGAGCCGGACCTGGGTGATGCCGTTGTCGTCGAGGTAGTTCATTCTTCGCCAGGCTCCTTCTTCACGTCGGGAAACCTGCGCGCGGCTTCCTCTGTCGCGCGCGAACAGAAAACGACGAAGGGGCTGTGGCGGCCTTCGCCTCCCCGAAAGCCTGCCGCCATCGCGCGGTCGTAGAGCGCATTGACCGTGATCTGCGCGGCGCGCGCTGCGGCGATGGCGCGCACGAGCTTTTCGAAGAGCTCTTTGCCCGTGGCCGTCGTCTCGAGGAGAATGTCCGTCTCGAGTTCGGCGGCGGCCTTGGGGTCGAGCAGGCGGCCCTCCCCGTTGGGGAGCTGGGCGAGCATGGCGTCGAGCCACTTGCGTTCGACGGCGGTGCAGGTGGGCATCACGAAGCTCCCTTCATGCGCAGGCGCTCGCCCGCGCGGATGTCGCCCACCATGACGGCGGTGCAGCCGATGACGGTCGCCGTCGTGTCGCCGGCCCGGAGCATCTCGACGACGAGGTCGACGAGAGACGCTGCGACGACTTCGTCGCTCTTCTCGGAGCACACCTTGGCGAGGCGCGCCCGCCGCTCTTCGAAACCATCGCCGTCTACCCCTCCCAGGTCGCTCATTCGACTTCCCCCCAGGCGTCGCAGGTTTTGCACTCGGCCCACACGGCCAGGTTTTTCTGTTCGGCCGGGTGCTCGGGCGACATGTCGCCCGGCGCTTTTTGCATCGACGCGACGAGTATCCAGCGGTGGTCCGCATCGCGGCCGACCGGGCAGTGTTCGCTCCCGTGAAGAAGCTGGATGTTGCCCGAATAGAGCCCCTCGACCCGGCCGCCGTAGCGCTTTTGCGCGGGCGCAGGGACACTCGACTGTGAGCGGCCCTTCTTCTGAAAGTGCTCTCGCAGCGCCGCCTCGATCTCGGGCGTGCTCAGTTCTTCTTTCTCGCCCGCGCGCTCGACGGCCCTCTCGGCGTCTTCTTCTTCGGCGGCCATCTCTTCCGCCAGGGCAGCGAAGGCGATCCCGACGGCCTCGTTTCGCGCATCGACCTCGTCCGTTAAGGTGATGCTGTTCACGCGGTCGAAGGGAAAGAGCCGGCGGGTCGAGCCCTCGCCTTCGGCGAGCTTGAGCAAGGGCTCGCCGGGTAGGAGCTTCTTGTCTGTGGCGACGTTCGGCACATCGACCGCGAGAAACACTTTGCCGAAGTACTCGGCGCGGCTGATGAGGCCCGCCTCGCTCGGCCCATCGGCGGGCTCGAGGATGCCCCACTCGGCGCCCTGCATGTACTCTTCGGCCTCACCCTGGTCGAGGGACAGGTTCGGCAAGGACGGTAGCCGTGTCGTGAAGATCATCGCGCACTCACCGCTTCGGGGCTTCGGGCTGTCCGTTGTCTTTCGGGCTGCGCACGACGCGCCTTAGGTGCTGGCCCTTGTGCTCAATGAAGTCGTCTTCGATGGTCGGGGGCGGCAGCGGATCGGTCGGCCGCGCCTCGGGCGGCTCTTCTTCGTCGCTCGCGCGGATGGGGCCCGGATCGTCGTCGTCTTCGACGGGCTCCTCGTCGTCGGGGCCCTCTTCGGCAAACCCGCGTGGCCGGATGGGGCACGGGCACCGGGCGCAGATGTAGGCGAGATCGCGGCCCTTGTGCACGTGGTCGCACCCGCGGCAGCGCGCGGCGGCGTCCTCGTTCTCGTCGCTGAGAAACGGCCTTTCGGCGGCGAGGGCTGCGTCTTGCCGATCGGTAGGATCTTGCAGATCGCCCGGTCCATGGCCGCCCCACGCGGGGTGAAGCTCGGATCGCACCGCGCGATCCGCCTCGTCGACCAAGTCGGTGCCGTCGAGAATGCCGGGCAGCGCGTGCTGGCGTCGCGTGAAGGCGGCGCCACGCTCTTGCGCGGTCATCTCGCGCGTGCGAAGGACATCGCCGGTGTCGTGGCGCACGACGATGACCATCTTGCGATCGTCGTCGTGGATTTCCTCGACGGCGATGTCGACGTCGGCGACGCGGGCATTCACCTGCTTGGCGAGCAGATCGATCTCGACGCCGAGCGCGCGCAGTTTCGCGGAAAACTCCGATTTGACCGCCGAGAACTCCTTGTCGATCGCGATCTGGTTGAGCCGCGTCTCTGCGAGCTTCGCGCCGAGAAGGGCGATCTCCCGGTCGGAAAGCTCGACCGAAATGCGCTCGGTGAGGAGTGGTTTTTGTTCCTCGTCTGCTTTTTTCGCCTTTTCGGCTCGTTCCATCTCCCTATCCCCCTTTTTCCTGTGGCCTTTCGGTGGTGGCGAAGCGTTACGCTCTCGTCTCGGACCAGTGGCCGGCGTGATCTCCGTTCCCGTTCCAACCGTCGCGCCTATTTTCGAAGCGGCTTTGGCTCTTGTCGAAATGCAAAAAGACGGTGCCCGTCGGTCCACCGCGCTGCTTGGCGACGCGGAGCTCGGCCTCGTAGGGGCTTTGGCACTTCGGATCGTAGAAGCTTTCTCTGTAAAGAAAGAGAATGTTGTCCGCATGAAATGCAATGGCGCCCGATTCCCGCAGATCCCCGATGATGGGCCTTTTGTCTTGGCGGTCGGTGACTTTGCGGTTCAAGCTCGAGATGGCGATGATGTGGACGCGGAGGCTCTTGGCCATACACTTCAAATCGCGCGTCACGCGGGTGACGGACTCTTCGCGCGACTCGCCTCTTTTCAATTCCGTATCGAGAAGCTGTAAGTAATCGAGGATGACGACGCCGACTTTCGCTTTCGGGGCGCCTGTCTTCTCATAAGTATTGAACGCAGCTTGCCGACGGCGGATGCGGGCGCGCATGCGTGTCGTCGTGATGCTCGCGTCGTCGGTGACCCATACGGGATAGCGCCCCATGGCGGCAATCGAGCTCGCGATGCGGCTCCACGAGAGGGCGCTCATTTCGTTGCGAAATTCGACCGAGTCGAGGTGGGCTTCCGAGGCGATGCTGCGTTCGCCGAGTTCTTCGGCGCTCATTTCGGGCGTGAAAATCTGCACGCCGACGGCGCCCTCGGAGCCCTTGCCGATGTTGAGGGCAATGGTTTGCGCGAGCATGCTTTTGCCGACACCCGGCTCGGCGGCGAGGATGGTGAGTTTGCCTTCGCGAAGGCCCCCGAGGATTTGGTCGAGCTCGGTGAGGTGCGAGCGCACGCCGACGATGCGGTCGCCGCGATCTTTGGCGGCGACGATGCTGTCGTAGGCTTCGGTCGCGCAGGCGGCGATGGTTTTTTCCTCGACGACTTCGGCCTCGTGCGCGGCTTCGTAGACGGCTTGCTCGGCGCGGTCGATGAACTCGGCGATGTCGCCGGTGTCGCCGTAGGCCTCGGCGGCGACGCGCTGGCAGGTGGCGATGAG